ACTCCGTATGTCATAATGAAATAACATGTTATATAACCCGCAATAAATGCTGGTACTAAAAAAAATAAACTGATCATTCGTAAGCCTCCTGTCTGTCAAAAAACTCAGTCATATAGTTGCCTTCTCCCCTTGCAACTTTTGCTGCAAGGATACGCATACCCAAAGCATTGGTAACAGAATCCTCAATTGGAAGGGCCTCAATAGCCCTTGCTATCTCTTCTCTTAAAGTCATGTCATCTATACTCATTCTTCATCCTTTTCCCAATAGGCTTTACCAAAAGCATCATAGTCATCCCAGCCTTCATCTGACATGTCTATTCTCATTTGATCTATCTCGCTCTTCCATTTATCAGTATCTATTGTATAGTATGTGCCCCACCACTCATAAGGTTTATTAAGCAGTACCCACATTTTTGCGTGGTACTTATAACGAAACCCTAAATTACTATCTAATTCCTCATCTAAATCAATAGCCTTAACAAGGTGATTGCCAGCAAACTCCCCACAAAAATTACCTATCCATCGTAATGGCAGTATCTTAGTCTTTTCAGTCTTTGTTATGTTGTTCATTTTGTGGCACCCACACTTTCTTTCCATCTTTACATACAGGCCAATAGCCAAGGCTACGCCAGTCCATCTGAGTTATCCTAGGCTCTTTTGGCATTGACACACCAAACTTTCCCATCACTCATTGTTTGATGAGCATCCCAAAACCATTCTGATGTCTTATCTAGATTACAAACAGAACAATTACTATTGGTCATTCTTCTCTTCTCCAATGCAGGTATGACTTAATGTAGACTGCTGCATATGCGAGGGCGCTGAAAATGAAACCATATTGATCAGTATAAAGGGCATAGGCTATCCAAAGGCATTCGTTGAATAGGAGAACAAACCATCCCCAAATGGTCTTACGACCAACAAAGAAGATACCTGTTACACCGATAATAGCGAGCACCCAAGAGGCATAGTCGTTCATAAACAGTTCCATATATCCAGTATACCTTAAGTTGATGGGTTAGTCAAATCAAATGCTTTTGATAGCAATTTGTTATATGGTTCGTAACAATCTGCAATATCTTCTATTTTAAAATGTTCATTTTTGTATTCTGAGGAGGTTTTGCTTGATCTTAAGTATGTATTCTCTTTGTTATCTACTGGCATGGGCAAAGGAATGTCTAATTGATTTATTTCAAGTCCAGTATCACTACAAATTTTTAACAATACCATTTCTGGAAAGTTTATTAGGTCTTCATACTTAATAATGAGGTTTGCATTTTCATATAAAAAGTTGTACATGTCTTTATACTCGTTATTATATTTTTTATAATACTCTTCATCTGGATGATAATGCTTTCTCATAGTTACATGAGAGTGAATCGATTCGAAAGGATCTCGTGCAATTGTTATAATAAAGCAATCAGGATTCTCAGGAATATGAAAATATTTTATGTCTTGCCTACAGTTATTTAATATCAAATTTGATAGATAGTTTGCCCCAGATCTAGGATATGTAACAATTGCTATATTTGACATATTATGATACAAGGCCCATAGACAAATGGATTAAGCAAACATCAGCAACTATGTATTCAGAATGATTTACGACTACATCATAGTGTGTAGCATCTTTTTCACAAAAGAAACATTTAGATTTTTCCATACAGTTATTATACCATTACACAAAATCAAACCAAATTGGCATTATGTATCTTGAACCATTTGCAGGTGCCACATGATACCAATAATGAGGATTCCCAGGGAATATAACTAAATCACCAGCCTTTGGCTTAAAGGATAGTCCTTGATTAAAAAATGATAAACCTCCACCATCATAGTCATCATTCAAATAAACCCAGCCTGCCAAATGGTTTGAGTCTTTGTGTCCCATATCGTCTATTGGGATAGTTTGACTATTATTGTGAACCCATTGAGCAAAACGAGAATTTCTTGGCTTTAGTTTTACACCAAATTCTTTTTCTACAATAGACTGAATGCCAGGTATATATTTTTCTGAATATCTTAGTGAGTCGTAATACAACAAAGATAAAGAGGGATTTCCAGAACTGTCTGGTTGCAAAGGACGGTTATTGCTTGTTTCTGTACTATTTATAAGTCCTATAATATGGTCACACTCTTCTTTACTTAGATAATTGTTAAATACTTTTATGTTTCTAGGATCACTCCCAATATCATTAAAGTTTTGTACTGTTAAGTCAGAATAACCGATTACATTCCATTCAGGTACCACAATATCATTAAAGTTTTTTACCATATCTAATAACTTGCTAATATCTTCTTGATCAGTATGAATCATAAAGTCATAAATGCCAAATTGCTGAGATAGATTTCTTATTTGTGCAACAACATCAACCAATTTTCCTTTTATTAAATGATTTTGCTGTCTAACTGGAGCATTCTTGTCATATTTAACATGCTTTTCATCGTCTGGATGGGTAGTAATAAGTGGGTCAATAATAACTATTGGCTTTACCTTATCCAGATCAATCTTTTTAAACTGGTCTCTAAACAATAGATTATCATCAACATAAATATATTCACAATGTTTATTCGCTATACCAATTGTTGTATCTGAAGAGCCAACGACTGCCATATGGGTTTTATGCTGATGGGCATTCATCAAATTCATGAACTTGTCCATCCAAACTGCAGATATAGCAACTCTCTTTGCAAGAGTATCAATAAGTGATGGGTCGTGCATGTAGTGGTCTATAACTATCTTCTCAGACGCATCATTTCCTTCATCACCCCATCTTCCAGAAACAAGGTTTACGCCGATTCTGCCAGGTGCAAACTTGTTTAAAGTATCAACAATCTTCGCAGCATAGTCAGGGCTTGTTCCATATGCTGGTAGAGCAATTGTCATTATTAGTTGATTGGTCTGCTCTAATGCTTCTTTTATAACTAAAGAAAAATCGATACCTCCTGGACCGTACGGAAGCAAAACAGATTTTACGTTAGCACCATCTAGTTCTTGTGCCATACCAAGAATTCCTTTGAGGTCTAGATTTTCAATGCTGTCGTTTATCTGCCAGTGTCTTCTCCACATCCAGTGAAATGTGATTGGTTTATTTTTATTATCCATTTTTTATTACTCTTCCTTTTGTTTTAAACCAAGATCCTATCTTAGCCTTTGCTACTTTGCTTCTTAAAAGTTCTCCAAATGTTTCATGAGATATCTCTGAGCCAAGATACTCTTGACCAGTTTCAAGATCAATAAGTTTCCATTTCCCTGGAGCCTTTGTGTGCAATATTAAATCAATTGGGTAGTCGTAATCTTCTACTTCAGAACCGTCCAAAAGTTTTCTTTTTTTTATGCTATCTGTCATTTTCAACTATCGTAAACCAAATAGGTAGTGTATATCTAGTTCCAGATATAACCTTCATAACTTCGTGTGCGTAGTGCATATTTCCTGGAAAAACATTAAAGTCTCCAACTTTTGGCTTAATTAATATGTTATGAGTTGGAAAACCAATTTCGCCACCTTCGTAATCATCGTTTAGATAAATATGTACTGGTATATGGTTGTCTGTAACATATCCAAGGTCATCAACATGTAAGTTTAAATAAGTTCCAGGATCCCATTTTACAACACTAAGAGGGCTTTGTTTTTCTTTTATATTTTCTTTTTCAATTCCATAGAGTTTAGATATTTCTTCTTTGCATCTATCAACTACACCATACATGTCTGTTATACCATCATACTTGTGCATATATGTTACTGGTTCGCCATTAGGACCTTTTTGAGAAACAAAACTTATGAATGGTCTTTTATCTAAATCATGCATTATATAAGCAATTTCTTTTTCTGTCAAAAAATTGGGGATAAGTTTAATGTTTTCAGCAGAGTTGCCAATCCTATTAAAAAACTCTAGGTATGACTCACCTCTCTCTATACTTTCTGGGTCATTTCCAACTGCTTTACCGTGCACTATGTATGTCATATAACCATTATACACTACAAAATAACCCTTAAGTTCAGAGCAAAATAGAGGCTATATAGCCTTAGACAAGAACTTATTATATATCTCATATGCCCTTGAAAGGTCTTGCTCTTCTATTATCTGTCTTATTTTTTCATACCCTTTTATATTTTTACTAGACACTACATGGTTTCTGTATGGTTTATCTACAACATTATTTTTGTATCTATTCTCAATTACCTCAATTGACATTTTTTCTGCTATCTTTGTTACTGTTTCAAACGGTAAATTTATCAAAGACTCATATTTTACTATAATGTCAAAATTGTCAACGATATCCATATCATTATCAGTAAACCAATCAGAAAAACAATAACTGCTAGGGAAGGAGAAGAAGTGATCAAGGCTCCCCCCTTTATAGTAAAGAGCATCCATAGCCACATAAGAAGACAAGAAGTCTATTGGATCTCTTATTACTGTTATCATTTTGTTATTTTGTAATTCATGACTTCTTTTAACATATACCCCTGTATGCTGCTCAATCCTATCTTGAAGATAGTGAGAGCCTGTTCTAGGAATTGTAACAATGGAATACTCTGATGTTGGGTATTTAATCTTTGTATTTGGTTTGTAGTTATCTATTGTCATAATTTATATTATACAGGATTAAGCCGACAGGCATGATAAGCATACAAATGGTTCGTCATCTTTTTTAAAGTATAATTCGTTGCATTCGGCACAAGCCACTCTGTAGCCCATAAACTTAGTGTATGATGATTCTAATTTATTCACTGCATTATTCTATCACATTGTTCGGCAAAAAATAGGTTTTAAAGTTCGGCGCAAAATAGGAGTTATAAACCTTCTTATGCCCTAAACGGGCACTAGTGGTTAGTATCCCCCCATGCACTCATTTCTTGTATGATAGAGTCTAATCTTTGTCATAATTTTGCGGGACGGGCCAGAAAGATTTTCCTTACAGTTAAGACATCTATAAGACCATTCCCCAGTAAAGAAGTCATGAACATAGCCCCTAGCGTTGGCATATTTCTTGGCTACAAAGGTTTGAAATGGATCTGGGATTTCCATGTTGATCATATGTTTGCCCACTTTCTTAAGTTACATAAACCGTGTGCTGGTCTAACATTTTCCAATGTATCTGAGCCACCTTTTGCAATAGGAACAACATGATCGATATGCAAACCCTGCTCCCAGCCTTCTATCCCACATTTTCGGGGAGCCATAAAGTCAATCTCTAATCCACATAAGTAACATACATCCCCATAGGTAGCAATAACCTGGAGTTCATTATAGTCTTTCGTAATCTTTGCTCTGCGTCTTCTTGATTTGGATCTTTCTCTGGCTCTGACCTTATCGATATTGTTAACCCTATACTTAGCAGTTACATGAGCACGATTATTATTGGCATATCGTAATCTATTATAGGCACTAGATGCTGCCAAACACTCAACACAAGGTTTAGTCTTATGGTTATGGTGTTTGCGATAGCCAGCATAGGTGCCACAGTTAG